AGATCTGCATCTTTACAATCTGAGTTGTATACGTTGCAAAAGTTAGTTATGCATCTCAAAGGAGAAATCGATCGAGTACAAAAGTTGATTGATGAAACGCCAGTAGGCAAAATAATGAAAAACGCAGGAGTAAAATAATGGGACTAGATCAATTTGCAGGAAGACATACGTGGAGAAAACACGCAAGACTTCAAAAGTTTATGGCTGTTATGCATAGAGAACAGAATCCAGATATAGAAGAATACGATAGCAGTGGTATTCCTAGTCTTGGATTTAATGGTGGAGATGTACCAGTAGAAATGACTGAAGAAGTTGTTGCTAAATTAGAAGAAGCTATAAAAAATAATTATAAAGATTATGTAGCTGAAGATGGATTCTTTTGGGGACAACAGTTCCAAAAAGAAGCAGTTGAAGAATATAGAGAACAGGATCTAGATTTTTTAGCTGATTGTAAAGAAGCACTTAATAATAATGATACAATATTATATGAGTGCAGTTGGTAATAAAGGAGGACTATGCGACCAATACGAAAAGAAGAACTTCTTTATCTTAACGATCTTATCAATGATAAGTATTCTGATAAAGAATCAAATGTAGATCAAGCTATTGCTACCGAAGCTCAAAAGCAAGTTAAGAAAAACTTAACTAGATTTGTAGCTAAGCTCGGTATCAAAGCTGAAGTCAAAGCATTTAAAGAAGCTATAGTTAAGTATGAAAAGTTTAAGCAGAATAAAGAAATTTATGAAGCTAGACTTGAAACAGCTAAACAAAATGCTAGACGTAAAGTAGAAGAAAAACTTAGTAATTGGAACAAGATTAGAAATTGGAACGTAGACACAGATAGACTGAAATCTGCTGTTGAAGTAGAAGAAGTTCTAAAGAAAGCTTGTACTATAGAAGCAGAAGCTGCTGTAGAAAAATTACCTAAGTTTAAAGTAAAACATCAGTTATCTCATTTACGTGAGGAAGCTAGAAACATACTTTATTCTGGTAGAAGCATACAAGAAACTTGGAAATTATTAGGTAGAAATTTCAAGTCATCTGGTGTACAAGTAGCAGCACCAAAAGAATTAATGCAACTAGAAAGTAAATAATGAAAATAGATGAGATGATAACATATCTCGCATCTACTGACGAACCCTTCGCTAAAATTACAGCGGAGGTTTCGTATGGTGATGATATGTTAAAACATATTAAAGGATCGTTTGTTAGTGCTTCCGAAAATTCTGTATCAAAAGCTACCGAAGAATTTTATGCATCTGCAACATATAAAGCTCATATTGAAAAGATGCACAATTTAAATGTGCAGCTGCTAAATATGAAAAACAAAAGACGTACTGCTGAAATGAAAATAGAAATTTGGCGAACATTAGAAGCAACAAGGAGGAAAGGTAATGTCTAATATATATCAACATATTGGTGAAAAGATAAAAGAAGCAAGATTAGATTATAGAAGAATAGTAGGTGATCACAAACGTAAGCTAATGACTCAATCAGAGTTAGCTCAGTATTGTGGTGTTACGTTTCAACAAATACAAAAGTATGAAAAAGGAACTAACAAAGTACCTCTTGATAAATTGTTGATGATTGCAGAAAGAACTAGAAGAAATATATTATGGTTCTTACCTGCATCTGAACGTGAAAAAATTTATGGACCAATAGAAACTGAGTTTTTAGGTACACCTACAAAAAATATTACAGAATCACAATAACCTCCTTTCTGTGTTATAATGTGATGGGTGGGGTAAGCGAGAGTGAACCCCACCATATATTGTTGACTGCAACCAAAATATGTATATATCTGGTAGTATGTCAAATAAGGCATTAGGAACACAATTTCACAATCAAGTGATACCGCAGTTTGTACAACTGCGAAAGAAAAGGAAGATATCCCAATTAGAAATGGACGAGATACTTGGTGTAGCTAAGGGTCTTGTGTCTAAGTGGGAGTGTGGTATAAGAAAACCAAGTGGCTGGTTATTCTGTTGTTGGGCAGAAGCACTAGGTGCAGAAATAATGTTAAAGGAGAAAAATAATGGCAGTTAATCCAGAGTTCAAAGCTCACGAGATCACAGAAGATCCTATTGTAAATGAAGTTATTACAATGATTGTCAAACGTCATATGCAAGGTATGACTAAGTTTGGCAAAACAATGGCTGATAGTGAAAGACCTTTTGATGAATGGGTAGATGAAACAATAGAGGAATTGCTTGATGCAATTCACTATCTAGTAAAAAGTAAAACGATACTAGATAAGTTTAAAGCCAATCAAAAGAAACTAGAAATAGCATTGAGTTCATTGCAGAAAGAAACATTTACAAATGAGGAAGCTAAGAAAGAAGATTGAAATAGATATAACACCCTACCACGTTAGAAATCAAATGTGGAAAATGTCATTGTTAAAGTTTTATGGTACAATAGAGTATGATGAAAATATATACAATGAATTTGCTAGGAAGTTATTAGATAATAAAATCGACCAAAAGACATTAGATAAGTTAGATAAACTAAGAAGGAAACATAATGAACAAGAGAAACAAAAGTGGGAAAAGATCAAACAAAAAAGAGCTACACGTTTGGGACTCAATTTTAGAAACATATATAGACAAATCAAAAAGAGTTAGTGGCTATTATATAAATGATGGAAAGATAAAAATATTATATGAAAAAAGAGTTCGATAGAAAACAAGGTATAGGTGGTAGTGATGCTACTAGACTATACAATGGTGATTGGCACGATTTATATTTAGAGAAGATAGGAGAAAAAGAACCAGATGATTTATCTGATGTATTACCTGTACAGATGGGAATACATACTGAAGATTTCAATATTGATTGGTTTACAAGACAAACAGGTATTGAAGTAGTTGGTAAACAAATACAAATCTTTTCTAGAAAATATCCTTTTATGTATTGTAATATTGATGGTGTACTTAGTGAACCAAAAGCATTACTAGAATGTAAACATACAAATGCATTTACCAATGAAGTAAAGACAGCTGAAAAGTACAAAGCTCAGTTGCAGCACTATCTTATGATATATGGTGCTAGTAAAATTTATTTATCAATCATATTTGGTAATATGAAGTATGGTATTGTAGAAGTGCTTCCAGATAAAAAGTTTCAAAATGAATTAGAATCTGCTGAGGTATTGTTTTGGCATTTAGTACAAACAAAACAACCACCACCAGATTATGTTGAGTTCAAAAATTTTGATAGTAAATTACAGGAGTTTAACAATGGACGAGAAATCATACCCTTACTCACCAGGGCATCAGAATAACGAAACTTCAATAGAAGCTGCTGAATTAATAAAAGCAGGAGCTGATACTATAAGAGCAAAAGTATATGATGTAATAGTAAACAAAGGTAACTTTGGAGCTACATCAGATGAAGTTGCAGAACTATTAGCTCTAAGTCCATTTACAGTTAGACCTAGAGTAACAGAATTATATAAGCAAGGTAAGATAGAACGTAGAGATAAACGTCAAAATGCTAGTAAGAGATCTGCTTATGTTTATGTAATAAGCAAAGCTCATATCAATGATATGTTAACAAATAAAGGAGTATAATATGAGAAGCGGCAAAGAATCAAACTTTAGTATATGGGATCAAGTAAAGCATACTAATCCTAGATATACAAAGCCATTTTCAAAGTTTGGTGGCAAGACATTGACTACAATAGATCCAATGTATCAGATACAAGTTATGACTGGTATATTTGGTCCAGTAGGCAAAGGTTGGACATACAATGTCAATTATACATATACAGATAAAAATGTATTTGCAGAAGTATTAGTAAAATACTTTGATAAAAGTTGGCACGAGTTTGGTCCAGTATCATCAGTACAAGCATTGTACAAAAAGAATGGTGGACTAGATGATGAAGCACCAAAGAAAGCTATGACAGATGCAATGACAAAAGCATTTAGTCATCTTGGTGTATCAGCAGATGTGTTTCTTGGTTTGTTCGACAACAATAAATATGTTGAAGAAATGACTAAGAAGTTTGAAACACCTGTAAATATCAAAGTAGTAAACGTAAAGGAGTTGAAAAATGATAAACAAAGTAATGCTAGTAGGACGACTGGGAGCAGATCCGGAAATCAAACAAACTAAGTCTGGTGACAAGTTTGCTAATTTATCTTTAGCTACAAACAAAAAGTTTAAGTCTAAAGATGGATCTATGACAGAAAAAACTACGTGGCATAAAATTGTAGTATTTGATCCACGTCTTGCAGAAAATATGGAAAAGTATGCAAAGACAGGAACTCAGTTATATGTTGAGGGTGAGTTAGAAACTCGACAATATAAAGATTCCAATGGTCAAAACAGAATTGTGACTGAGGTAGTAATACCTAGATTCACAGGACAAATTAAAATGGTTGGTGATAAACCTGCTGCTAAGTCAGTATCTACTGGTGATGCAGATGGTGATTTCGACAATCAATTTTAATAGGTTAATGACCTCACCTTTAAGTAGGTTAACAAATAAAGTTGATTACTTTGTTTGATTTGTAAACATCTAATGTTGTACGCTGTAGGCGGCTTGTTCGCCTACAGTTAATAGAATTGCTAAGCCCTGGTATACCCTTAAATAATTGCTGCTGGGCTTCACAATAGGTAAGGTAGAACCTGTATTTCTTTTGAACCATGGACTAGATAAGGAAAGCTAAAAGCCTCCTCAGTGATTAAGTAATCTATAGGTAAGCATCTTTTCTAGACAAGGTGCTTACTTTTTTTTATTGTGAGGTGTTCGCTACCGAAATTTATGTAAGGTCTAGGTATGAAATTATATCTAGAGCTTAGAAAAATTTTTAAGGAAAGAGAACTTCCTTCTGAAGAAGTCATATCATCATACGATAATATAGAAGCTTCTGTAACTACAGAT